GTAACACCACGGTGATCTTCCAGACACCAGTGAATCCTGGAGTGGGTATGGCAACGGCCGCAGCAGAAGGTTTGGGTGCCTCGGGCAACAACGCATTCCAAGAAATGGCCTTCTCAATCGAGAAAGTCACCGTTACTGCAGTCACCCGTGCATTGAAGGCTGAATACAGTCTTGAACTCGCACAGGACTTGAAGGCAGTTCACGGATTGGATGCAGAGACCGAGTTGTCGAACATCCTCTCAGCGGAAGTGCTCTCAGAAATCAACCGTGAAGTCGTTCGCTCCATCTATCACATCGCTCGCGTGGGTTGCCAAGTCGGAACCACCGCAGTCGGTACCTTCGACCTCGACACTGACTCCAACGGACGTTGGATGGTGGAAAAGATCAAGGGCTTGGGCTTCCAGCTTGAGCGTGAAGCGAACACCATCGCCAAGCAAACTCGTCGTGGCAAGGGCAACGTGGTCATCTGCTCGTCAGATGTCGCATCAGCCTTCGCGCTCGCCGGATTGCTTGACTATGCCGGCGCGCTTGCCGGAAATGTGAACCTCAATGTTGACGACACAGGCAACACCTACGCAGGTATGCTCTTGGGTCGCTTCAAGGTCTACATTGACCCTTACTTCCCAGCCGCCCAGTCACAAGAGTTTGTGGTTGTCGGATACAAGGGATCGAACGCCTATGACGCAGGACTGTTCTACTGCCCATACGTTCCTCTCCAGATGGTCCGCGCCATCGACACCAACACCTTCCAGCCGAAGATTGGTTTCAAGACCCGCTACGGGCTTGTCGCCAACCCATTCGCTGAAGGGTTGACTCAGGGCTTGGGTGCGCTCAACGCACGTACCAATGTTTACTACCGCGCATTCAAGGTAGCGAACATCGCCTAAGTTACTCTGGCACAACCAGATAACGCAGCAAAGATTGGGGGTCCTCACAAGGGACCCCCTTTTTTGTCTTGACATTCTCTCCTAAATAGTCTATACTCAGTGTCACTCTCACTCCAAAGTCTGCCTATAAGCCCGTTCTGGTCGTTCTGGGGGTATCCCCGAAGGAGTTTCATGGTGCTTCATTTCTTCCTCTGGCTCGCGCTCATTCCTACCGGCATCGGTGCTGTGTCCACCAGCAAAATGGAGCACCACCTGGTCAACCAATCCGGGCCGGACTATGCGACCATGGAAGAGTGTGAATCAGAGGCCAAACGAATCCTGGGTGAGATGCGACTATCGTACCCCGAAGATACGACCATGTATACCTACTGCACCGATACCAACAAACCCATCATAAAGGAAAATCTATAACATGGCAATACCTGGCGTGCCCCACACACCCGCGAATCCGAATCTCATGCACCCCAACAAGTTTGTGGTGACCTTTGTGTCGCTCCCGAACGTCGAATACTGGGTGCAGTCAGCGAACCTACCTGGAATGTCTATTGGTGAGGCACCGAGACAGACGCCGTTTATCGACCTCTATTCGCCGGGTGACAAGCTGATTATCAATCCCTTCTCGTTTACCTTTCTGGTGGACGAGGACCTGTTTGGTTGGAAAGAAGTCTATACCTGGATGCGCGGGATGACGTTCCCCAAAGACTTTACCGAGTACCGCAACCTCGACAAGCGCCCAGCGGTCTTTGGAGCCGTGACCCCACAATTCTCCGATGCCACCCTGACGATCCTGGACTCCAAACAGAACCCAAAGATTCGTGTCAAGTATTTGAACTGCTTTCCCATCAACCTTACCGACGTGCTGTTCTCGGCTACCAGCACACCCGATGATCCTGTGACCGCAGACGCGACGTTCAGGTTCGACCTCTACCAAATTGAGAATTGCTAGTGTATATTATTTACCAAACTATCAATACGATCAACTCAAAAGACTACATAGGGTTTACCACTACGTCCGTTGAAAAACGATGGCAAAAACACAAATCATCGGCAAAACACGGCGCCAGAAACCACTTTCATGATGCAATTAGGAAACATGGGCCCGATGTATGGATACACAAAATCTTATGTTGGGGCGAAGACCACGATTCTGGCCTAAGGATTGCTGAACCTTTGATGATAGAAATTTTCAAACCTAAATATAACGAAACTAAAGGCGGTGAGGGGGTGCTTGGCTACAAGCCATCTCCAGAGGCCAACGCCGAGCGTTCCGCTCGCATGACGGGAATAACTAAGGGTCCCTATTCACCAGAACACTGCCAACATATTTCAGAATCATTACAAGGTAACAAGAATTGTCAGGGCAAGAAAAATGCCATGGGGCACCGCTGGTCTATTGAGCAAAAAGCAAAAAAGTCTTACAGATGGGAAATCATATCTCCCACTGGAGAAATATCACAAATTGTCAATCTAAGAGAATTCTGCCGCAATAATGGTTTGAACAACGGTCACATGGTCCAAGTGGCCAAAGGTCGTATAACTCACCATAAACAATGGATTTGCCAAAAATTTTAGTTGACAACCCCGTGATACTCTGTTATAATACTCGTCATGATCCTTGACACAAAAAACCCTTCAAACACACAGGTCGATGCGTTGCTGACTGAATGGACCAACGATTCTGCTATGAACCGGCTTGAGCCTTCAGCGGAACTTCAAAAAATCGGCTCCCTCCATTCCAAGTACCTCCTGATACTTTCAACGAACCGAAGGGCCCTGCAGGAGGGTGAACGAAAAGCGGCCAAACTGCGACGACTGAAGTATGAATACTATGCTGGCCGCTTGGACAAGGACACCCTCGATAAGTATGGGTGGTCACAGTTTCCCTACACGCTCAAAGGCGACCTTGGTGTCTACATGGACTCCGACAAGGACCTGTCGAATGCCAGTCAGGTGCTCCATGTCCACGAGGAAATCGTGAGCCTCTGTGAATCGATCATCAAGGAGTTGAACAACCGCACCTGGCAACTCAAGGAAATCTGTGGGTGGGAAAAGTTTATTCAAGGTTCACACTAACACGAAGGAGCGACTATGTGGAATTATACGGCAACACTGATTCGCGTCATTGACGGTGATACCATCGAGGCGGATATTGACCTGGGATTTGACATCCATTATACTGCCAAAATACGCTTGGCTGGTATCAATGCGCCCGAGATGAAAACCCCCCAAGGCGCACCCGCAAAGGAACATCTGGCGCAGTTGCTCACCAACAAAGTCATGGTGGTTACCACAAAGCTCAATAAGGAATTTGAAAAGTATGGAAGAGTGCTTGGTGAAATCACCATCAACGGTCATAGTGTGAACCAACAAATGATACTTGAAGGGTTTGCTGTCGGGATGTGACATGGAACAGATCACGCTGACCAAACTGAACGAGTCTTTCGTCAAGTTTGATTGCGAACGTGGGGTCGCACAGGAAATTTGGGACTTCTTTTCGTTCTATGTACCCGGGTTCCAATACATGCCCGCGTTCAAGAAGAAATTCTGGGACGGTAAGATGCACCTGGCGAACCTCCAGACCCACACGGTTCCAGGTGGACTGGTGGGTTACCTCAAGACCTTTGCTGAAGAGCGACAATATAAACTTGTGATTGACGAGGCGATCCTCTTGACGACCAGCTTTTCGTTGCTAGAGGCTCAGACATTCGCGGATTCTCTCAAGCTACCCCATGTGCCCAGAGACTACCAGATCGACGCCTTCATGAAGAGCATTCGCAATCGGCGACAGCTTATCGTCAGCCCAACAGCATCGGGCAAGTCGCTCATCATCTATCTCATCGTGCGATACCTACACCTCACACACCTCAAGGGGTTGGTGATTGTCCCGACGACTTCTCTGGTTGAGCAACTGTTTGGTGACTTCAGGGACTATGGGTGGGACTCTGACAGATATGTGCATCGCATTTATTCGGGCAAAGAGAAGCACACCGGTCATTTTTTGACAATCTCAACGTGGCAATCGCTCCACCGTCAAGGTCCAGAGTACCTCAAGCAGTTTGATTTTGTGATTGGGGATGAAGCGCACCAGTTCAAGGCGAAATCGTTGACTGAGATTATGTCGAACCTGACCAATGCCGACGTGCGTATCGGCACAACGGGAACGCTGGATGGCGCCAAGGTCCACAAGTTGGTACTGGAAGGGCACTTCGGTCCCATGTCCCAGTCAGTCACGACAAAGGAACTGATGACAGCAGGACACCTCGCCAATCTCAGTATCAAGTGCCTGGTCCTCAAGTACCCCAAAGAGGTCTGCAGCCAATTGAGGAAATCCACATACCCTGAGGAGTATGAGGCCGTCGTTCAACACCCTGGTCGCGCCAAGTTCATTCGAAACCTTGCGCTGTCCCTCAAGGGCAACACGCTGATCTTGTTTCAGTTGGTCAAGAAACACGGTCGACCACTCTATGAGGATATTGCTGAACACACCCTCGATGGTCGTTCGATATTTTTTGTGCATGGGGGTGTCGAAACCGAGGATCGTGAGGCGGTTCGCAAAATCACTGAGGACAGCGAGAATGCGATTGTCGTGGCTTCCTATGGGACGTTTAGCACAGGTATCAATATCAAGAATCTCCACAACGTCATTTTTGCGGCCCCATCCAAGTCCAAGATTCGCAACCTTCAGTCGATTGGTCGAGGGCTCCGCACCACAGACAGCAAGACTCAGGCGACGATATTCGATATCGTGGATGACCTACGGATCGGCAAGCACCAGAATTTCTTGCTCAAGCATTTTGTGGTCCGCACACAAATCTACCATGACGAGAAATTCTCGTTTCAGCAATACTTGATCGACCTGAAAGGACCCGATGCCGCCACAGGATAACATCCACATGTTCATGCTCACAAATGGTGACGTCATCATTGCGGACGTGTTCGACGTCTCACCCTCTGAGGAGTCCGACTTCCTTGTGGTGAACTTGCCCGCGGTCGTGTTGTCAAATCGTGCGAGTCATGGTGACCTGGGGTTCCTGCTGCTGCCCTGGCAGCCCTTTGAGTTGTTGGATAGCACCGTTATCACTCTGTCACGAAACAAGAATGTGACCTGCGACCTGGCTCCAAGCCCGGCCCTCGTGGAGTATTACCGTTCCTGGAAGCACAACGAAGAGGACAAGCGCACTCGATTCTCCAAGCGACTGGCGGACCAGTTAGCACAGATCACCAAGCTCTCGAATATGCGACACCACGAAATGGTGTCGGGTGACAGCTACGAAGATTTTACCACAGTCATCAATGAGAAATTTGAGACCGACAAGGACTGGGGCGACCCAAGCAGCAACAACTAACGTGCGTGATTGGAACACACTATGGCAAACACTGAGTATGTTAATAATACCACGCTCTTGCAAGAACTGGTATCCCATCGAAAGGCTGTGCGGAAGGCCAAACGGTCCAAGCAGGAACCTCCGCAACTGAACGACTATATTGGCACCTGCTTCCTCAAGATTGCGGACCACATGTCACGGAAACCAAGGTTCCTCTATTACAGCTTTCGGCAAGACATGATTTCAGAGGCCGTGGAGTTGTGTGTGCGCTATGTGAATAACTTTGACCCCGCGAAGTCCAAGAATCCGTTTGCGTATTTTACCCAGATCACGTACCATGCGTTTTTTCACAGGATCAACAAAGA